GACGATAAATTTGCCTGAGAGACCGTTGTTTCTATTAAACGATAATCTACAAAAGAGAAAGACATATCCTTATTAGCATTCGCAAATCTAGTCATTTGGTCGTCCTGTCCATTGTAATAAACATAGTCAGCACAGAACTTGACATCGCTTCGGCGAATTAGTGCTTCTTTTCCAGTAGTATCGGTGCTATCAATCTGAATACGCTGTCCCGCTGTAGGAAAGAACGTTAATTCAATATTAATCGGTTCATTAATCATATATAACGGGAGCTGATTGACTTTTAGGAAAGGGAAAAGGTCACTTAAATCTACAGAAAAAGTGGGTGATTCTTGTTTTTGGTTTCCATCCATTTCCGCCCACAGGGGGATATTTAGTTCGTCTGTATCATATTCATAACCATTATCAAGTCCATACTCATCAGCAGAAACTTCACTTCCTGCGTTGTAAATGAATTGATGGTTCATAAAACGTCCCGTAGTGTAAAATTCTCTCTCTACGTTGTTTTCATTCTTAATTAAAGTGGATTTCATACCAAATAACGAGCTCCACTGCGTGACTTCATTTAAAGTCTTATTACCGATCTTCAGAACTGCCTTTTTGATGATTTGTCCGATCCCTGTTGCTGGATTAAAATATCCACTATTTACAGCTGAATCTGCTTCTACAGAAAGAAATAGCTTACTATGGGAGTGAAGAAATCCCTTATTCTGAAGCGTAAATCTCACGAAACCATCCTGAGTAGATGACCCCTGATTAAAGACGACTGGTTCTAATAGGTCAGTCTCAATTGACTGAATCATATTAGATGGAATTTGAGAAAGGGAAATAAGATTTGGAATGCTTCCATCAGACTGCGAAGTAAAATCATTATCACTCATTTTTATACTATGAATACTATAATAAAAAAAAGATAAAAAAAATTAAAAATTAAATAAGTGTAGAAATTAACTTTATAAATACTCACTGAATCAATTGTAATCCCATACCGTCATATAGCAGAGTCGCTTTTGCTTTGAAGAATAGATAAACACCGATAGGATTATTAGTGGTTAAATCGCTTTCAATAGAAACACCAAACTGTTGAGAACTAAAATCCTCCCCAGCATCACCGATACCATATTTAACACCCAGACCCATAACTGCTCCTCCAAGTGCGACTTTATTATATGATGTTTCTTCGTTAAGAGTTCCCATTTTGTAATCCCTTCGCATATTTTCTGGTGAGATAGTTGTTCTTACTTGGTGATAATCAGGAACAATAGCATCGTATAAACCCTTTACTATCTGCGGATCAGGGAGATTAGTGGAAGCATTTATAATGGAATTTACATAATCAAATTCCGCCGGATGCTTAACACCCCCTTTTAAGAACTGAACTCTACGGATTGGTGCTAAATCACCTCCCGAAGCATTTGCGGAAGCATTAGAGGGATAAGTTGTAGCTGAACCATCTGCGGTTAAAGTGTTAATATTAGAGACAGGCATAAAAGTCATAAAAGCGGACTGAAGATTTCTAAGGGCGAGTGAATACTGAATCTGTGCGTTCGTAGAGTTGATACTCGTGTAAAGTGATGTAATCGTATTGAATACAAAAGAACCCTGAGGATTAGCATTAGCCATATCAGGTGGAAGGTCTTTGACTTCGCAACATAATTTTAGGTCTTTTAGTTGATAATGTGCTTCACCCTTTCCAGCGGCGACTGTTCCGTTTTCATAAAATAAACAGTTAGCATCCGGCATTAGCATTATTTCCACCTGGACTCCCCCAAAAGCACCCTCTCTTAAATCTACAAGATTTCCAGATTGGCAGAATCCGCAGGGCAGATGTGCTGAGAAAGAAGTGGTTTCAGTTCCCGAAGCATTATTCTGACAAACAGCACGACGGAAAGTTTCAGCATTAGGATAGATTAAGCAAGTTTCACCAAGGTGAGACATTTGATCGCCTCGGGAAGAAGTTAATGCTGTGTATGTATTCATCCATTTTTGATAATGTCTTATCTGTTCGCAAATCATCTTGGATCGTGCGGATCTTATTGTGAGGCTATCAAATATATTGTAAATCCCGAGACGATTATTCATCGTTAAATTATCACCTGCCTGACACGGAGTAGGAGTAGGATAATTATTATCAGAATAAAGATTTAGATTTCCTACAATCCTAATAGATGAAGGGTCTAATAGCCCATCCTGAGCAGATACTGTGAATGAAAGAACGGGAAATCCGTTCTTGAAAGAAACTTTCCCATCAGACGGAACATTATCGGGCCTTATCTCTACGTATCTTGAAGTCATTTTTATATTATTAATAATATAAAAGAGTAAAAATAAAAATAAATAAAAAAAAATTAATCGTAATAACCACCTATATCTAAATATTCTATATGCTCTAAAATAAGTTTAGGATTGATTGTATTATCATTCAAAAAATAAACGCTATCAAAGATTTCACTTATTTCATCAATTAAAATAATTTTATTATTTCTTTCAAGACATTTTTTATATTTTATTTGTTCTAAAATCCTTTTACTACAATGAACGGTTTTCTCGTAATATATTTTTATAAGATTCCCCCAACATTTTTTATCTAATGTTTTTATTTCTTTTATGACGAAGTTATAATTCTTTTTATATTTGTCGGATTGTTTCATAATACGACGCTCTTTTAGAATATTAATAATAATATCATTGGGAAGATTACTCATAATATTCATTTCTACTACTTATATATATAGTTAGTTAAAACTTTAAGTTAAAATCTACACTTACAAATATAGATAACCCAAGTTTGTAAAAATAAAGACTAATAATTAGCACAAAGTTGGGTCATCTCAATAAAAATAATTAGAGAATAATTTTATCAAATCTGGGTGAATATTCGTGCACGAATTATGGGATGACTTCTACACCACCATCCCGAATCATAAATCGCCTGATATGGAAAACGAATGAATTAAACATCTTCGGTTTAGCAGGTTGAGATGCTCCAGTATATTTTAAGATTACAGCGAGATCTTTTCCTCTTAAGTCTATTGCTCCCTGATTGACACCGAAACCTCTTCCAAAAATAAAGTTGCTATTGAAAGCACGGAAAGAGCGAGGAATTATTCCAGCATTATCTAAACATTTCTCTAATTCATACAAGTGGAAAGCATCAATGCTATGACGCGAGGCTATCTTAGAAACATTAATAGGACGCGAGGGAACTAATCTCCCTTCAAGTTGATATTGAATTTCTTGGAGTTCATCTATGATTCCAGTGTATCCGGAACGATTACTCGTTAGCATACCATCATCATCAGTCCCCGATTCCAGAATTTGATAAGTTCCTGAACCACTAATAGCATCTTTAGCAGAATAAACAGATGAATCTTGAGGAATAACTAACAAACTCTTCGCCCGAGAATTTGTAGCATAAACCTGATAAGTTGTTTGTCTGTCTGATGCGAGAATACTATTCTTATAATTTGTAGCAGTTAAGATATCTATTTCAATCGCTTTACCTTCCCTGACTTTTTGTATCATTCCCCGCTCATAAGCAGGGTCAAGTTCAATCTGACTTACAACGAGATTGACATTTGATATCTTGTATGTTGCGTCATAAGAAGTAGCATCACTCACAGCAGTAGAATACATCACGAACCCTGTGGTGACGGGAACTGCTCCAGCACCGTTATTCGTAAAGGAAGCATTTGTGACGACTTCTACTAATCCATTACTTGATAAATTAATTTCACTAATGTGGAAAGTTCCTGATAGATTTGTAGCACTTGTCCCTGGGTCATTAGCATCGCAGAAACCGAATGTTTCACCAACAACAAACGGAAAACGAGAAACAGCATCTGAACCAGATAAATTATTTTTTTGCTGGACGTAAAAAGTCTTAACTTCTGAAGCGTTAGCTGGGATGACATCCGAACCATTCGCAGAATGAAACCAAGGATTCAGTTTAGAACGCCTGTATCTTAGCACAGAGTCTAATTGTTTTATGACTTCTCTTGCTGGTGCTGTATCTATTTCTATATAAAGACCATTTGTCATCATAACTGGGAAGATGTGTTCATTTTGTGCGAAAATTCCTGTGTGAAGGGGAATACAACATTTCGCTTTAATGAAATCACTATCAACCCACGAGGCGTTTTGGTCTCCCTTCTTAACTTTAAAATATGGGTTAGTTAGAGTGTTTGCCATCGCTGTTTTAGAAGTCCCTTGAGTTCCACGGTTTCCAGGAGTATGAACCGAAGACCCCTCACGCAGAGCACGAAGATTTCTAATACTATCATCAGCATCGTAATCATATCTTACAGAGCATATACTTGAGTATGAATCCAGTTCCTCTAAAAGTTGCCCTCGGGTTCCGTCATAAATTCTGATATTTTTGATTAAAGAATTTCCCCCCATCTCATCTAATTGAAGTCGTGTAGGAGTCGGAGTTCCCGAAGGAAGATTTATCTTTACAAAGAATTCCAGATAAGAATTATGACCGTCCATATATTTAGTTGAAGGATCCACATATAACTGAATCTTTTGGTTCTCCTCATATTCTAACCCATTCTCGCTGGGAATAGAAATAAACTTTTGACCGATACGCATAGTGTCATCAACCTTCCAATAAGCACTCATT